CAACTGGAATTGTTGCTACTTGTGTATCTACATAATCTTTAATAGATTGTTGAGATGCAACTGCTATAGCAGAATCAGAAGCCATATTATCTTCATCTAAAAATGCTGTACCACTAAGTGTTCCATTTAAAACTGGACTTGTTAATGTTTTAGCTGATAAAGTTTGTGCAGTTGTTTTATCAACTGTTGTACCAGTATCAATAGTTAAAGTTGGAATTGGTCCTGATAAACTTGTTCCTGATAAACCTGTTCCTGCTACAATAGAAGTAAGGTCTCCAACAGGAGATGCATCTACATAAGCTTTAATTGCTTTTGCTGAAGCTAGAGTATCATCACTAGCTGAAACTGCAGCTAAGTCTGTATCTATATCTGTAATTCCTGTAGCTGTACCAATAACTAAAGTATCTAAATTTACTGTACCATCAAAGAATGCATCTTTAAATTGTAAAACTGCTGTTCCTAAATCAATATCATTAGTTACTGAAGGAACTATTAAGCCATCAGAAACTTTAAATTGTTCTGTAGCTGCTGCACCAACATTAATATAAAATTCTAACTCAGCATTTGCTGTATCAGTTAAAATTTTATTTAAAGGTGTTGCAAGATTTGCGTCACCAATTAATCCAATTACTGGACCATTAGCTGCAGTACCATCATGTTTATGTCCAGTTGTATTTACAAAAGCTGAAACTAAAGCATCAAATTCATTATTTAAATCTACTGCATCAATTGTAAGAGTATCTACTATTTCTGCTGAACTCTGTCGTACATATCCTGCCATGTTATCTTCTTCCTCCTGCTATAAATGAAACAAATAATCCATTGACTGCATATGCAGCATTTGTATCATTACTAAAAAATCTAAAATTATTTGAAAAACCACTTCCTGTTACTATCATTCTTTTACTTGGTAAAGTTACTGCACCATAAACTCCAGTTCCATATATAGCAGAACCATATAAAGATGTAGCAGCTAAAGAACCTACATCAACTGCACCAGGTTGAGGAACAGTTGTAGATTCAAAATCATATCTAATTCTCATTTGTAAATCTGGTTGTGTTCCTTCTGGTTTAATATTTGCTTTAACAGCATAAAGACTTTTTCTTAAACCATTGTCACCATAATCCATATCTGGTGTTTGAAATTTTGCATTAATATTTGCTCCTTCAAAATTATCACCAGTATCTATTTGATAAATATAACCAGTTTCATTTGCACCAAATTTTACTTCTTCATTTGAATTATTTAAACCTGAAGTACAAACTTTTATATCCATACCTTTTGTTTCACTCCATTCAAATGCAGGAACTCCTTGTTCATCAAATTTAAAAGTTCCTATAATTCCTTTTTGTCCTGCTTGTGATTGACCTGACCTATGATAAAATAATCTATATTGACTTCTTTCTCTAATAACCATACTAGAGATAGAATACTGTGCAATACTTGATAATAAAGTATTTATTAAAGGTAAAATCTTTCTACTAATCGAACCAATTTCTATATCATCAATTCTAGCTGTACCAGCAACTGTTCTTAATCCATCAGGTGCTAGGAAGATTAAATCTCCACCTATTTCTTGAATTGAATTTCCATTTACACAACCTATATTTTTGGTTATAGACTTAAGTATAGGGGTAGAATCAAGACTTGTCAACTCAAATAAACTGTTTTTACAGAATATAATTAAACTATTTCTAAAAACTTTAACACCTACAATAATATCTCCTACATCTATTTCTCCTGCAGAAGACCCAGTAAAGTCATAAGGTTCTAATCTAGAACTATAAGCTACTGTACTTGTTGAAACTGATTGTCCTGCAACCACTAATCTTTCTGAAAATATACTACATATTTTAGGATTAGTAGGAGCTGACCTAGTTAACTCTTCAAAGTAAAAAGTATTAACTCCACCTGAAACAGTTATTTGAAATTCAGCTATCTTATTAGTACCATCAGTAATATATAAACTACCATAAATACCATCTGATTCAAAAGTATCAAATTGATTATTAGTTTGATTTGTTCTATTAATAGTAGTAGCAGCAGCTAAACTTCCTGCAACTATACCACTTTTTTGAACAGCAACTCCTGAAACTGGAGCTACAACATTATAATCTAATGTTAATTCTGTAGCACTTGTTATAGATAAAACTCTATACTTAATACTATTAATTTGTATTCTATCATTAACAGCAAATTCAGTTGTAAATAAAGTACCTGTTCCTGTAACTATTGCTGAACCTGCAGTAACTGCAACTGTTCCTGTCTTAGTTACATAAGTATCTTTATTAACTTGAAGCCAAGTAATACCATCACTTGACCAATAAATATTTGCACCTTGACAAGCTACAACTCCATTAGCATAAGAAACAATTCCTTCAATAGAATCTGTAGCTACTCCTGAAGGTACTGTTGAAGCACCTGCACCCCATTTAGTATAACCATTAATTCTTCTGTAACCACCTGTTGTAGATGATTCAAAATTTTCTAATATAGTTGCAGCACCAGGGGTTCTAAATAAAGCATGACTACTTGATACTAAATCTAATCCTCCTGCAACTGTAATAGAAGCACCTTGTGTTGGCATATATTTTTAATCCTTATGGTAGTAAGTATGTAAATCTTACATCTGACATATATTGTGGCTGAGGTGAATTTAAATTGTCAGCCATATTTTGTAATCCTTTTTTATATTCATCTAAAGCTAATTGCGATTGTGCAATATTATCTTTAAATTGATATAAATAATATCTAGCTCTTGCTAGTAAAACTGGTTTGTATTGTTCTGGGAATAGAACTGCATCTGTATCTGCTGATAGAGCAGTAGGTCTATTATATGCAAAGAAATGTATATTATAAACTTTATCAGGTATTGGAGATAATCCAAATCTTCTACCATCAGAACTTCTTATAACTCTTAATGGTACAGCATAACTAGCAGTTCTTGCAGCTTGTTCTTCTGAAGAAGAGTAACCACTTCGCCATGTTGTTAAAGTTGTGAAAGCTAATTTATTATTTGTGTAAGGTGAGTTTGGGTCTACAAGAGTAAACATATTCCAGTTTACTGAATCAAAATCAGCATCTATATTTGCTGAACCTGCTTTGCATAGATACCATCTTTGTCCAACAACTGTTGGTACAATTGTATTTCCAAAATAAGGGTCATCAGGAACATCAGAACTTAACCATGACCAATCATCTACAGAATCTACAATATCAAAATAAGCTCTGTTAACTACATTAGCTACTTGTTTTTGTATTCCAACTCCAGTAGCAACTGTAGAAACTTCAGGTTCATTTAACTCTACTAATAATTCGTTTACAAATGTCTTATAAGTTTTTGCCATTTAAAGTCTTATACCTTATACTTTAGGATTATTAAATCCTTAAATTTTGTTTAAACTATTATTGCAATAACTAAAATTATACCAACTGCAATAACAACTTTTTTATGTTCGTTATATAAATGTTTTGCTTCTAAAGCAAGAGTTTTTAATTTATCCATAATAGTTCCTTTATATTTAAATGATAGGGGATATTGCTACCCCCTATCAAAGTTATGATTATGTTACTGTAACAATACCAGCTCCAACTGAAGCTGTTGTTAGTACTTTTCTACCATATACATGAAGTCCTCTAACCTCATCTGCAAAAGTTGTTGGGCTTCTGAAAGACTCAACAGTATTCATTGCTGAAGCTGCTGAAGTACTTCTCATATGACCAAACAGAACTACTGGTGTAGTACCTGCAGAGTAGGGAAGGTTATTCGATTTGTACATAGAGAATCCTCTAACTAAACCAGAAGCAACAAGTCCATTTCTTAATGAACCTTTTCCTGCATTGTAGTCAATTGATAAAAGTTTAGAACTTGTATCTGCTAACGAATTATAAAAATTCGGAGCTGCTACAAACCATCTACCTTCATCAGGATTGTTGTTTTCATCCATAACTTGTGCACATCTTGACATGAAGTTTAGAGGGTCTACATCTAAAGCTCCTGCACCATGATTAATTGCAATCGGAACTGCTACTGAGCCAAAAAGTAATTTTTTAGCTGCAACACCACCTGCAATAATTGGCGTTAATATGGCTGTTGCTGCGTGAGCATCATCATACATATTTTGCATAACTTCTGCATCCATTGTATCTTTTAACTTATATGCTGCGTTATTAGATGCAATTTCTTGGAAGTTGATGTGTCCAAATCTTTTCTCTAAAGAATCGATTTGAAAATGAAAATAATTAGCTTTATTAATTATTAAAACTAATTCTTCATCAGTTACTGCTGTATTTACTAATGGAGTTAATCCTCTAGTATATGCTGCAACTGACATTTCTGGTTCTTTAACGATATTAACTGTATCGCCAAAGTTTTTAATCTCACCCATGTAATCTGTATTACAGATAGCTTCTACTGTAGAAGCTTTTCTAAGGGCAAGTTGTACTTTTTTACTATAAATTTCTGGAACCCAGAATTGATTTGCCTGTGTTCCTGCTGGAGCAGCTCCACCGAAGTTGAGTGTACCAGCACCTGCGAAATGTGCCATTTTTTATTTCCTTTGTTTACTTGTTGATAAAAATAAGAAACTAAAATTATCCTTCGATAACTCTACCTTCTCTTTGAGCTATTAAAATATCTTTCTCATATTTCATAAACTCGTTCTCAGACATATTATTAATATCTGATTTTTTGAAAATCACCTGTTGGTTTGTTGGTTGTCCAATTTGTTCTTTAGTTTTAACTAACAAATCAGCACCTTCATTCTTTGAGTGCTTTCCAGTAGTAGTTTTTTTATCTAATCCAAGTCCTCGGTCTTTCTTATACAGGTCGACTGCTCTTGCTGCAAGTTTACCATTCTTGTTGTTCTCATAAATCCAGGATTTAATTTCCATGGGTTGTGAGTCTGCCCAGTTATGAAAATCATCTGATTCTTTAATTTCATTAAAGTCTGGATGAAGTTTCGATAACTCTAATTGAGCTTCTCTTTGAGCTAAAGCTTGATTAGCTTTTTTCAAAGAGCCAACTTCGTCTTGTAAACTTTGCATCTCAGTTTGAGATTGCAAGTGAGATACAGTTTCCACCACTCCATATATGTCAGGGTAATCTTTCTTAAAAGCATTAAGCTCTTCTTCAGATTTCGGTGGTGTATACTTAGGTCGGTTCGCTTGAAGCTGTGCTTTAAGGTCTCCTTCTTTTGTATTCCAATCACCTAACTTCCTATCATAATATCGTTTTAGGTCGTCATATCTTTTTTTGTAGTCAACTTTTGAATAAGGTTTAGAATTAACATTTAATGCTGATTCCTGTAAAGACTTATCCGAAGTAGCCGATTCTGTTTCTTGGTTTGAATTTGGGTTGATAGGTTTAGTATCAGTCGCAAATTTTAATCCCTGTCTAACAGGTTCGGTGTTGGCATCTGCTGGTCCACTATCTGCACTTACAAAAGTTTGTGGCATTATATCATCTGTATGCCAAGACTTTTTTTGGTTATATGGATTCGCTTCGACTTCTTTAGTTTGTCCTTCGTCTTCTTTCATGTTTCCTCCTTTAGGGCTTCTTAACTGTGAAGGTAGCTAAAAATTGGTTATTGATTGAAAACAAAGCTACAAGGGCTTTTATTTCTAAAAGGTAGCTTGTTTATTCTCAGAGTACCACTCTAAAAATTCTGTTATACCAATAAAGATTCTTCTGCACCTAATGCAGCTTCTTCTTGGCTTACTTGTCCAGCATCATAAGCTTCTTCTGCTTGAGTCATCATCTTTCTTAATTTGTCAACACCTAAACTTTTTACTGCTTTAGCTGTAAATACAAATTCTCCATCTGATAACATTGCTGGAATTGAATCTGAAGTTCCATCTCCTGGTCCTTCTACTAATTCATCTTCTGTAAATTCTGTTGCAACTATTTTTGGAATAATTGCTTCTAACTCTGGATGCATTTCTATAGCTTCATCCAATACTATTTCTTCTTCTTCTGATAACATAGAAGTATCTAATACTGCATCTGCATCTATATCATCTAAAGCTTCATCTTC